TTGTTCGTTTATTTTAAAATCATCTGTTGTTTTTAAATTACTTTTAGTGTATTCTCCAAATGCAAAGTTATTAGTCATATTTGGTATTAAGTAACTTGCTCTTTGTTTTAATCTTTTATCATTTGTGGTCGCATCCATACTAACCCTAAACCTAATATCACTTTCTGTTGCTACACCAATATTAGGATCACTACTAGGTACTAATTTACCAAACTCATTAGTAACTACCTTTCTCATATTCATTGGTATTAGGACAGACCAGTTACCATTATCATCTATTTCAGAATTTTTAAGGTTATACTTTTCTATTTTACCATCAATTGTACGTCTAATCGCCTCTAATTTACCACCACCTGTGGTAACATCATCCATTTTACCTAAATTTCTTCTAGGTCTACAATTTTTATTTATAGAATCTTTTTCATCATCAGATAGAACACTACCAAAAAATATTGCATTTGGTGTTATTTCTACACTTTCTATTGATATGTCTTGTCTATTTATACCAATAATTCTACCTGTTGCTAAATCATCACACCAATAAGGTTCAATATCTACACCAATATTCCCGCTAACAATTTGTGGTAAATCATCTATATCAGAACTTGATTTAAAAGTAAAATTGTCTTGAAAATCCTCTGGATTATAACCATTTTCAATTAATTCATATGGTCTTGTAGATAAAAATCCAATATCACTCAAATCCATATCATAATGAAGAGTGTGTCTACCTACGGGTACTCCAAATAATATAAAATCTCCTGATTCATTAGTTGTTGTTGTGTATTTATAATATTTTTCATAAATCTCATAACTAACATTATTGTCTAACACTTCCCTTTTAGTGGGAAAAGTACCTACAGGTGTATGATCTAAGGTTTGTTGAGTATTAGGTAGTAAATTATATCTTACGCCACCCGCATTTTTTTCATCATTATTCGGTGTCTCATATGGATATATTTTTTTTATTAATTCATTGTCTACATCATTTGAGTCAATTGGTACGAATATAGAAACTTTGGTGTTTGGAACACCAAAACCTCCATTAATTATTACCCTACCAGCAATCACACCATAATCAGAACAAAAGGATTTATATTCATCTGTTTGTTCTAATTTTAAACTTAAAATTTCAAGAAAATCATAATCTTGTTTAAGTTTAACTTTAATATATTTTTCACTATCATCTCCTGGTGTGGTTCTTACCCTTATTGATTTAGACATATCATTTATGTTTCACTATCTTTTTCGTTATTATCTTCTACATCATTTATGTCGAAAACCTCAATTTCTGGTTCATCATAATAACTAGTAGTTTTATTAAATTTACGTTGTTTTCTAAGTATTTTTCTTTCTTTTATTTTAGCAAAGATTGCAAAAACCCCTACCGCCATTCTTTTAAATAAATTATTAAATCTTTTTTTAATATCATCTACTTTACTAGGTACAAAAAAGGTTAAAAATACTTGACATAATAATACTACTATTACTAATGGTACTGCAACTAATAATGCAATAAAAGTTACCACCTTTAAGAAAAAGTGTCCGTTATAAATTTCGCCACCAGGCATTTCTACCGACATTGCTTTGTCGATACTTGATTGATTCTGTTTACATGTACTACATCCCATAATTTCTATTTTTTATTTAAAACTAATATCAACTTAATAAAAAGTAATTATTATTATTAAGCAATTTGTACTTCAATATCCTGAGATGGGAATTTAATTTCAAACATTGAGTTTGGTTGTCCAAATAAAGTGTAATCACTAACATTTAAATCAACCATAAAAATTCCATCGTTGGTATTATTAACCGCCAATGCTTGAGTTATTGAATTCAATGAATATTCACCACCAACTTTATTATAAACTTGTAAATCAGTAACGTTAAAAACTCCAGGTACATTATTAATGTTTTCTACTAATTGAGATAAGTAAACATTTTCACCCATATCCCAATCGTTAATATCAAAATAATCACTAATCGCACCCACTACTCCTGCAACAACTTTAGCGGATGGGGTAACTTTATCTTTGAATATTTTAACATTAAATCCTAAGTTTATTATTCTTCCGTCTATAACATTTATAAAATCGTTTATCATTCTATAATCTGCTAAATACTCTGCAATATTTTGTTTTAGTGTTGATGTTGATGTATTATTTAATTTTGCATCTTCATCTAATCCTAATACACTAACATTTATCTTATTTCTTTCTTCCCAAACACCAGTTCTAAAAGGTATACCAAATTCACCCGGCATTAATGCTATTCGTGAGTAATAATCTTTTATTGTAACACATCTATTTTGAGAAGAAAAATTATATCTAACTAAATTTCTTATTTCATTTATGCTAGGTTGACTTTTACCACCCAATGCAGGTAAAGGATTATTAGTACTTAAACTTTTAATTGTGTCTTGATTTGTCTAACCATCTGCCCTTGTTTTACCATTAACTAATATATCGGTTTTACCCACACTAGTTAAAACTCCCGGACCAATGTTACTATCTTCACCACCACCACATCTATACTTAACAAACATAGTAGTGTTGGGTTTAGGTATTGAACCTAATGAAAGATTGTTAACAAAATTACCTATTTGATCTATTTGCCCTCTACAACCAATAAAATCGTTTAGTTGGTTTGTATTTACTACACCAGACCCAAATATAATTTTACAAAATCCTTTATCTGTAAATTCTCTAATAAATCTTTGTGGTATATTTTTCCATTTACCCCCTACAATAGAATCGTTATCTGTAGCAACGTTTGGGTCCTCCATAAAAATTTCTGGTTGTGCTAATGCACTAACCTCATACCAATTGTTCTCAAATAAACTCCATTCTGTATTATTAGGTGTTTCTACAAAATTATTTCCCGGTAATGTTATGATATTTTCTACCGATAAAACATTATTTTCTGGTAAAACAACTTCTAAAAAAGGTTTAGAGTCGTTTGAATTTATAACCTTTTTAAATATTTTTGTGTAACCATTTACCATTAACTCTCTTTTAGTTAATACATAATGAGTTAAGGTTTCTCCTACGTATTTCGGTTCAATTGTTCTGTTTGGGATTCCACCGAAAGAAAAGGGTGATGCAAAATCACAATCTTCTAATAATTCAAATATTTTACCCGATCCCACTGCCTGTGAACCCTTATATAATTTAGGCGCATAGGATATATCAAAACCATCAGGATCTACCGGTACTTCAACTTTCCAATCTACTATAGTAATACTAGGTCGATTACCAGGAATATTTAAACCAAACGTTCTAGCTAACTCCAATAAAGAAGCTCTTTCTTGTGCATAATTTATTTGGGTTTCATTAAATGCCCTATCGGTATTAAATGATAACATATCACCAACCGCAGCATTAAGTTCTAATAACATCATACCTACAGACGCATCATTAAAATCTGAAAACACATCAGGATAATACTCTCTTACAAAATTTATCAACTCCGTTCTTACTTGATCGAAGTTTCTAGCGTTATAATTTATCTTTTTTTCTGAATTTGCCATTTTATTATAATATTAATTCTATAGTATCAGTAGAAACAAATGTTGAGTCTGTAACTGTATACGTTAATTCTGCAATAATCAATTCCTCTAAATCACTTTTTTTCATTTTAATTGAATTAATTACTAAATTCGGTATATACCTTTTTATTGTTTGATTTAAATTTTCCTTTATTTGATCATGTGTTATGTTGTCATTAGGTTCAAAAATATACTTTTTTAAATCACTACCAAAATCAGGCATATATAGTCTCTCACCTTTATTAGTTAATAACAAATGAAGTAAGTCTGACTTAATTGCTGCCTTGTCTTCTGCATTAAGTTTGAAGTAAAATCCTTGTTCACTATCTTGAAAAGGGAAATCTATATTTATATATTGTCTTTTTGCCATTTATATATAAATATTGTACAATAAATTTTTTAAAAGAAAAGTCTATATAAAAAAAAAGGTGTCAAAAAGACACCTTAATTATTTATATGTTATTTGGTTTTATGTAATTTCACATGCACCACCAGCACAAGCTAATTCACCACTTAAGTTAGTTTCATCGTCTTCCTCTATTACGTTAGACAAATCTATCTCATTAAGTGTTTTCATCATTCTTTCATAATCTTCTTTAGTACAGTCTTCGAAAGGTGCTTGTACGTAAGTACCACCGTTATAAGGTAATACAGATAATCCATTATAATGATCTCTATTTTTCCACATCCATTCACCCGCTAAATCCCAATCTTCTTCTTTTAAAGAAATAGTTGCGGATACGTTAT